TTTACTTTACAGACTCAGATGCAAGCTAAGGCGGCTGGCAATTGGACTCCAATAGTTCCTACAGTTATTGGTCAGGCTTTTGGTGGGGGGTATTACGCAGGTCAAATTGGCGTGTCTGGTGTTGCCACTCACTATTTAATTATTGGGCCTGTTTCATCTGGTCAAACTTCAAATCAATGGAAAAATGCCCAATCAGCTACTGCGGGTGCAGATAGCGTCATAGATGGCCCACAAAACACTGCTGATATGGTTGCTGATGGAAATTCGACTGTTTACCCATGTGCTCACTTTTGTAATGATGCCGTGATCGGTGGGTTTAGTGATTGGTATATGCCCGCTAAGAACGAGCTTGAGGTTTGTTACTTTAATTTAAAACCTACAACTACAACAAACAATACAAGTTCTGGCATAAACCCAAATGCAGTACCCGCTAGAGCAAGTAACTACACATCTGGTGACCCTGCTCAAACTACAGTTACCAATTTTATAACAGGTACTGGAGCAGAAGCGTTTTCTGCAAGTCCAAGTTATTGGGCTAGTACGGAAAATTCTGCGGCACAAGCATCGGATACTGTGTTTGGCGACGGTGGTCAGGGGGGTACTTTTAAAAACTACACCCGCTTTGTCCGGGCAGTTCGCAGAATTCCAGTTTAAAGGACAACCATGAGCCAAAAATATCCGGGCGGGTTTATTACAAAGTCACCACCAGCACTGACAGGTTCTGCGGCTAAAGGTGTGTGGACACTTGATCAAGCCATGCAATTAAAGAAGCAAGGTCTGTGGTCTCCATTTGTACCCGATGCGCCTACGATTGGCACGGCAATAGTTACAGGTTCTACTACAGCCACAGTTGCTTTTACAGCCCCTGCAAGCGATGGTGGCTTACCAATTACTTTATATACAGCCACTTCATCCCCCGGAGGTGTTACAGGTACATTGAGTCAAGCAGGGTCTGGAACAATTACTGTTTCTGGTTTAACGGCTAGTACTGCGTATACCTTCACGGTTAAAGCAACTAATGCAGTTGGGCAAGGGGCAGCAAGCGCGGCCAGTAACTCAATAACAACACTACCTGTTGCGCCAGCAATAGGTTCTTCTTTAGGTGGCGGGTATTACTCTGGACGAATAAACCAAAGTGGAACTATTTACAACTTAATTACCGCCCCAAAAGCATCTGGCCAATCTTCGCTTGCGTGGAAAATAAACACTACTGGTGGCGACCCAACCTCGTTAATTGACGGCCCTGCCAACAGTGCTTTTATGAACAGCGCAACATATCCTGCTGCACAGTTTTGTGAGGGCTTAACAATTGGCGGATTTAGTGATTGGTATATGCCCGCAAGAAACGAATTATCGGTGCAGTATTATTTCTTAAAGCCTACAACGGCATCAAATAACGTAAATGCGGGAAGTAACGCTAATGCTGTATCACCACAGCCTGTTAGTACTAATTACTCATCAGGTAGCCCTGCGCAAACTTCTGCATCGACATTTCAATCAGGAAATAGCGAAGCATTTACAGATAATATTTATTGGTCAAGCACACAAGATGGTTATGCGGGTGCAGGCAGAACCGTAAACTTTAGCGATGGGGCACAATATTCGTCGTTTAAATACGCGGTAACTCCTGTTCGCGCAGTTCGCAGAGTAACAGCTTAAATTTTATAAGGAGCATCAAAATGTACATTTGCATCACTGAAGTAGACGCAGTCACCAAAATAGTCTGCACAGCCGAGCCACAGCGCACAGGCCCATCAATGCCTGCTGTCAAGGGTTGGACTCATATCTGGCACGACAGTTCTACATGGCCCGTATCCACAGCGCCTGATGGCACATACCTGAGAGCACCAAGATACTACGGTACTTGCGATGACGATGCCGACACGACCATTGCTGGTGTCTTGCAAGTCTTAACTGAGGCTGAGTTCAACGCCGCCAAAGTTGCCGAGCATGAAGCCCGTAAACCTTATCCATCATGGATTGGCTACTTGGACACAATGACATGGGCCGCACCTGTTGCAAGACCTGCTGATGCCGTTATGAATGGCGGAAATGTGCGCTACCAATGGGATGAGGCCACAGTTAACTGGATTCCACAGGCCATCCCAGCATGAAAGAGTTTTTCTTCATCTCTGGTTTACCAAGGTCAGGCTCAACCCTGCTCTCGGCTATTCTGCGCCAGAACCCCGAGTTCTACGCGGACATCTCTTCACCCGTACAAGGCTTGGTGGCATCTACCATTAGTGTCATCACGGGCAGTGAGAGCAACCACTTAATAGATGAAGACAGACGAAAGCAGATACTCAAAGATGTCATTGATGCCTATTACAAAGCAGTTACGCCAAGCACAGTGTTTGACACTAGCAGAGGCTGGACATCCAAGACATCGCTTTTAAAAGACCTGTACCCACAGACAAAAATTATTTGTTGTGTGCGCGACTTACCTTGGATATTGGACAGTTTTGAACGTATCTCGGCTAAAAACTCACTTTATGGTGCGGCACTAACAGATGACGAAGCTAGGCAGACAGTCACAACAAGGTGCGATGCCTTGATGGACGTCAAAAAAGAAGGCCAAGTGGTCAAGCCCTACTACTTCTTAGAAGAAGGTATGCTGTTAAACCCAGACATGATTATGTTGGTAGAGTATGAATCTCTGTGCAAGAAGCCTGAGAGCGTGATGCGGGAACTGTACGGCTTCATCAACAAGCCATATTACGACCATGACTTCAAGAATGTTGAGTACGATAACGAAGTGTTTGACAAAGCGTTGAACATGAAGAGCCTGCACACAGTACGCAAAGAAGTAACATGGCAAGAGCGCCCATCCATCCTACCAAAGTCAGTGTGGGAAAAGTACAGCGGTAAAGAGTTCTGGCGCACACCAGCACCAGAGTTTTCAATGAAGCAACTCTATAAGGTCAAGGGATGAAACGCATATTGATTATGGGCTTGCCCGGCGCTGGTAAAACCTACCTTGCACAACACGTTCTTGAGCACTTACAAAGCAACAAAAAAACAGTCATGTGGCTTAACGCTGATGATGTGCGCAAGAAATACAACGATTGGGACTTTTCCCATGAAGGCCGTATTCGCCAAAGTTTGCGTATGCGTGAGTTGGCTGACAGCTACGATGTGGATTATGTGATCTGCGACTTTGTTGCTCCGCTAGTTGAGATGCGTAACAACTTCAAGGCTGACTGGACTGTTTGGGTTGACACCATCAACCAAGGTCGTTTTGAAGACACCAACAAGGTGTTTGTTGCGCCAGAGCAGTATGACTTTAGGATTACAGAGCAGAACGCTGAGAAATGGGGCGAGTTTATTGCCGCGCACATCTTGGACAACCGCCAGCGCCCTGTCTTTGATTGGCAAAAAGAAACCGTGCAGATGCTTGGCAGATGGCAACCTTGGCATGAAGGCCACCGTAAGTTGTTTGAAAGAGCACTGGCTAAGACTGGTCAAGTTGTTATTCAGATTAGAGACTGTCAGGGTTGGAACGGCTCAAACCCGTTTGCCGCTAATCAGGTAAAAGACTTTATCAAGCGTGATTTAGACCCGTTGTATCAAGGTCAGTATGAGATTCAGCTTGTGCCTAATGTGGTGAATATCACCTATGGTCGTGATGTGGGTTACAAGATTGAGCAAGAGTCTTTTGACGATGCCACACACGCTATCTCTGCCACCAAGATACGTAAGCAAATGGGTGTGTGATGTGGGACTGGGCTGAAGCATTTATTGCTGCAGCCTGTATAGTGGCCTTTGTTATCTATGGCACGTACGTGATTGCGTGGACTTTGGTGTAATGAATGCGTTGGCTGTTGATGCTCTTTTTGGTGTTTCTACCGGGAGCCGCCAGCCAAGATAGGAAGACTGAATACCGCTGTGTGCGGTGGGCTTGGACGGGTGATGTTTATAACCGCAAAGTTGTTTGCCTACAGTGGGAAAAGGTTGTACGGAAATGATTGATCCGATCACGGCGCTAGAAGGATTGCAAACTGCAATCAGTGTCGTTAAAAAAGCTAGTAAAGTCGCTAGTGATCTGGCAGGTCTAACTCCGTCAATAGCCAAGCTTTTTGATGCAAAGAGCACCGCTACAAAAGCCATGCTTCATGCCAAGCGTACAGGGGGTAAGTCTAACCTTGGTGCGGCCCTGCAAATTGAGATGGCTTTGGATGAAGCCAAGCGGTTTGAAGAGCAGTTAAAGATGCTTTTTATGCAAGCTGGGCGCATAGATGTATGGAATGCAACCAAAGCCCGTCAAGCTGAAATGGACAGGGATGATGCCAAAGAGATGGCGGCCTTACACGCTGAAGAAAAAAGGCGCAAAGAGGCTGAAGCCGAACAGATGCAATGGGCGGCTGCCATTGTTATTATTGTGATGTTTATTGGTGCTGTTGGTTGGGGTATTAATGAAGTCTCTGATCTGTGTGCTAGATCAAGGTGTGGTCGGTGAATGAGTACCAAAAGCAATTTGACCTTTTCCTTAAAGTCTTTGTGCGGTTATGCATTGCATGGTGGGTGCTTGGACTGCTTCGGTTTCTGCCAGATGAGTTGGCGGGAAAGATTGTCGATAAACTACTTGGAATGATTGGACTGTAATGCTATCTCTATTCTCAACACTTGGCGGTTTGCTCATATCGGGCTTACCCAAACTACTGGACTTCTTCCAAAACAAGGCAGACCAAAAGCATGAATTGGCTCTTGCCCGTGTCCAAGTAGAACTACAGCTACAGATGATGGCGCAAGGCTTTGCGGCTCAAGAGCGTATGGAAGAGATCAGAACTGATCAGATCGCCATGCAGACAGACGCAGAGATGACTGTTGCCGCCTATGACCACGACAAGAAGATCATGGAAGAAGCCAGCCGCTGGGTGGTCAACTTTGTAGGCACTGTGCGCCCGATGGTCACTTACATCTTTGTGCTTGAACTATGCGCTATTAATGCTTGGATTGCCTATTACGTCTACAGCAACCCACGGCTTGTACTGAGTATGGAAGACTTGATTCGTGTTTCTGACATTATCTTCTCCACAGATGAGATGGCCATGCTTGGGGGCATCATTGGTTTCTGGTTTGGCTCACGTAGCTGGAGCAAGAAATGAAATTAAGTGAGGCTGGTGCTACTTTAATGCATCAATATGAAGGGTACAGAACTAAGCCGTACCTTTGCCCAGCCCATATTTGGACGATTGGTTACGGCCATGTGCTGTACCAAGATCAAATCCGCTTGCCTGTCGTCAGGGTAGAAGGAAAAAATACAGCAATGATTCGTAAAGAAATGCCACTGAAACCGGAGGACAATCGTGTCTGGACTAAAGAAGAGATCGAGAAACTATTCGCAGATGACGTCGCTAGTTTTGAACGTGGTGTTCTTAGACTTGCTCCCGTTGTACTTGATCGTCAAGGGGCTTTCGATGCGTGCGTCAGTTTTTCCTTTAACGCTGGATTGGGCAATTTTCAGCGGTCTACTATTAGGATGAAAACTAATAGACGTGAATGGGAAGCTGCAGCAGACGCTTTTATGCAATGGACAAGAGGCGGTGGCAAGGAATTGCCGGGTCTTGTTAAGCGTAGAAAAGCCGAAAAGGCATTGTTTTTATCATGAAAATTCTATATCTTTATTTTTAAGAGGTGATTAAAATGGCATCAAGTAAGCCTGTTTGGGAAAAACAACGGCCAAAATCTTTAGGTAAGCCTAAGCCTCTTACGCCGCAGAAAAAGTCTGCAGCAAAAGCAAGAGCCAAAGCAGCAGGCCGACCCTACCCTAATTTGGTTGACAATATGGCTATGGCTAGGAAGCGGAGCAAGTAAGCATGGCAACTGCCGCAGTAATGACCTACGACTCCCTAGTGGAGAACATCCAGTCTTATCTGGAGCGTACTGACGCCGCCACCATTGCGAAGATTCCGCTCTTCATTATGTTGGCGGAGCAGATCATTGCTAGCCAGATTAAGTTCCTTGGTAACTTAACGGTCAACACAAGCACAATGGTATTAGGCAATGGCGTCATTGCCAAGCCCGCACGTTGGCATAAGACTGTTTCCATGAACGTAACGGTAAGCGGTGAACGTCAGCCTGTGCTGCTTCGTAAATATGAGTACCTTCGCAATTATTGGCCAGATTCAACTGCCACCGATGTGCCTTTGTATTATTGCGACTATGACTACTCCAATTGGTTGATAGCGCCAACGCCAAATGCAAACTACGCGTTTGAGGTACTCTATTATGAACGAGTACAGCCTCTGGATTCATCAAACCAAACCAATTGGTTTACTATTTACGCGCCACAAGCTTTGCTCTACGGGTCCCTCATGCAGGCCATGCCGTTCCTTAAGAACGATGAGCGTATGCCAATGTGGCAGCAAAATTACGATTTGATCATGCAAACATTGATGGCTGAAGATAAGCTTCGCATTGCTGATCGTCAAGCCGTAGCGGTGGATTCATGAGCTATGTAAGCCCATTCACCGGTGATGTTATCCAGCCAACGGATGTTAGCTTTCGCGCCGTCACGCTAGCTGCCAACACGCAACTAAACTGGCCTTCCAACAGCACGACCAACGCTGACTACGCTGCTCGTATTATGCAGGTGACTGCAAGTACTGCGGGTTTAAGCATGTACATGCCGCCTGCGGATCAAACATCTGTTGGCAATGACGCGTTAATTCGCAACATTGGCGCCAATACTTTCACCGTTAAGGATTATGCAGGCACAAATACCATCGTCTCAGTGTCTGCTGGAGAATCCAAGTATATCTATATAACAACTAATTCAACCAGTCAAGGCACTTGGGGTGTAATTGCCTTTGGTGTTGGAACATCTGGTGCTGATGCGGCTACTTTGGCAGGTTATGGATTAGTTGCAAGTGGCGCAACACTGAATCAAAGCCATCCGTCAGCAGCAATTACGACAGGCACTACATTTGCAGCTGCAGATAGAGCACAAACCAGAGTATGGAGTGGCGGTGCAGGAACTGCAACACTACCGGCCGCAGCTACACTAGGTAATAACTGGTTTACACTGTTTAAGAATAACGGCACAGGGTCATTCACAATCTCTTGCACCGGTGCTGAGTTGATTGATGGCAATAGCACTAAGACATTTAATCCAACCGAGTCTGCGTTTATTGTTTGCACAGGCACAGCTTATGTCACCATTGGCTATGGCGTAAGTACATCTTTCGTGTTTACCGCTTTAACTAAGAGTGTTACCGGTGGCGCGGTTTTGCTAACCAATAACGAGGCGGCAAATAACATTCAGGAGTATGTTGGCAGTCTAGTCAGCAATGTAACCGTAACATTCCCGCCTATTGTTAATTTGTATGTTATTTCAAACCAAACAACAGACAACGGCTTTGGTCTTACTGTTACTACAGGGTTAGGCTTTTCAGCAACTATTCCACCGGGACAGCAAGCTACACTGATTTGTGATGGCGTTAACTTTTTAAATGCCAATACAACACAAGCCGGCGCGTCAACCGTAAGTTTATTGGATGGCAGCGTAGGCACTCCCTCACTTAACTTTGCTGCAGAAACAAGCACTGGTGTATACCGACCTGCAGCAGGTGAGTTTGGAATTTCAGTGCTTGGCACACAAAGGCTTAAAGCAACTGCTACAGGCGTAACGGTTACAGGCTCTGGTGTATTTACCACCGGCATTGCTGGAGGCACCTTTACATGACTAAAAAGGTTTTTGCCTTAGATACAAAGCCTGGAATTCAGCGTGACGGCACTACTTTTGATGCCGACGCTTATACTGACGGCCGCTGGGTAAGGTTTCAGCGCGGTCGCCCACGTAAGATGGGTGGTTACAGAGAGATTGTAAATGACTTGGCAGGCCCAAGTCGTGGCATTTATTTGAACCCGCAACAAAGCTTTAACAACGTTTTTAATGGCTATTCAGGCGGGTTGCAAGTGCTGCCAATTAGCAATAGTGGTATTGGCTCAGGCATTACTGATATGACTTTGACAGGGTTTACGGCCAACGCCAATAACCTTTGGCAATTTGATGCATTTTTTGATGGCACGGGATCGGGCAATAACTTATTACTTGCACACCCAGGGCAAAACCTTACGCTGATTGACAATAATACTAATACACCTGTTCTTGGCGGGTCAATTACAGGCACAAGTTTGTCGCCTATTGGTGTATTTACAGCAGTTGCTGCCACTATTACTAGTGGATCAGCCTCTATTACAATGTCTGCTGTCAATACGCAAATTGGAGCAGGTCAGTTGGTAACAGGCACAGGCATACCGGCTGGCGCTACTGTAGTATCGATTGCATCCACCACGTTAATTATTTCAGCACCTGCAACAGCCAACGGCTCTAGCATTACGCTGACATTTGACAATCAAGTCTCAGTGTCTGGTGGTGTAGTTACTTTGCACCCTTACGTGTTTGTTTATGGCAATGATGGCCTAATTAAGAACTGCTCGGCTGGAAATGTAAATGATTGGGTATCTGCTGATGCCAACGAGGTCTCAGTGGCCACCGGCAAGATTGTCCAAGGATTACCTGTACGTGGTGGATCAAATGCACCATCGGGCCTCTTTTGGAGCTTGGATTCTTTAATTCGAGTATCTTATATTGGCGGCGCAGGCACGCCTCCACAGTTTTGGCGGTATGACTTAATCTCTAGCCAGTCATCTATTCTTTCAAGCCAGTCGGTGATTGAGTACGACGGCGTGTATTACTGGTGCGGCGTTGATAGGTTCTTGCTTTATAACGGTGTTGTAAAAGAGATTCCTAATAACTTTAATCAAAATTACTTTTTTGACAACTTAAACTACGCTCAACGCGAAAAAGTTTGGGTAACTAAAGTTCCACGTTTTGGTGAGATCTGGTGGTTTTACCCATCAGGCAATGCCACAGAATGCAATAACGCTGTTATCTACAACACACGTGAAAACGTATGGTATGACGCAGGTTTTGCTGTAGGGGCACAGCGATCTGCAGGCTTCTTCTCTCAAATCTTCCAGTTTCCAGTTTCATCTGACTGGAACGTCAATGCAACCGGCGGTATCTTAACTGCCACTATTACCAATGCAGGATCTGGTTATACCAATGGTACGTATAACAACACGCCACTAACAGGTGGCGCCGGTACTGGTGCTACGGCTAATATTACTGTGGCTGGCAACGTTGTTACATCAGTTGTGATTAACGGGCATGGAATTAACTACGCGGTTGGTAATACTTTATCTGCAGTGATTGCAGGTGGAGCAGGCTTTGTTTTAACAGTTAACACACTAATGAGCTTTGTGTCGTTGTACCAAAATGAGATTGGCACTGATAAAGTTAGTGGGGCGCTTTCCACAGCCATTGAGTCATACTTTGAAACTAGTGATCTAGGATTGGTTGCAGGCGGGCCTTCGCAGCCTAGTCCTATTGGTGAGAATAGATGGTTAAGACTAGAGCGTGTAGAGCCTGACTTTATTCAATCTGGTGACATGGATCTATATATTACAGGTCGACCATTTGCGCAGATTGCTGATGAGACAACAGGCCCCTATACGTTTGGACCTAGCACAGGTAAGATTGACATGCGTGAGCAACGTCGTGAGTTGCGATTAAAGTTTGTATCCAATGTGGCAGGTGGTAACTACCAAGTAGGCAAGGTCTTATTGGATGCTGATGTTGGAGATTCAAGACCTTATGGCTAATCTACTTAACGTTGCACAGGTTTATGACCCTAGGTATCACACCTTTGAGTCATGGGCTTGCCTTATGGTTGAGTTATACTCGGCACAACAGCTATCAATTCCAGATGCTAATACTGACTGGAAAGAGTGGGGTGCAGGCTTGAAAGCTATCGATGTGTTTAGCAATGAAGGTATCCCCGGACCGTATCAATATGATGATTGGCAAGAGTGGGCTGAGCAGCTTGTCAACGCAGTTAACCCAGCAACGAGCTAAATATGGCACGATTTTCAGACGAACAAATTGCGGACTTTGTTGCAGCAAACATAGGCAATCCTGAAGCAATTGCCTCAGCTGCTGCCACGTATGGCATTTCAGTTGCGGATATTTCACGTGCAACTGGTTACGCGCCTAGCGCCGTTAACACATACTTTGAAACTGCAAGTGTGGCACCGCCTACACCTGTTTACACCCCACCACCAGCACCAGCCCCAGCATACGTTCCGCCGCCAACAACTGTTAGAGCTTCTGCGCCTACTAGTGGTCGTGTATTAGAAGATACAGACGAAGCTTCAATTGAGCAGCAAGTTGCAGCCGCACCAGTTTTGCACTCATACTCACAAGTAGACCCAAATAATCCTGCAATTGTTAGGCAAATTTCGTATTCAACTGGTGAAGTTTTAGGCACTCACATATTAGCTGGTGGCGGCGATCAAGGGTTAGCCAAAGCTGCAATGCCAGTTATTGGCATGGCGTTGAACATCATTGCCCCTGGCGCTGGCGCAATTATTGGAAACGCGTTAGGCGTGTCGGCAACTACAGGCGCTGCTATTTTGCAAGCGGGTTTAAATGTTGCAGGTGGTGCCTCGGTTGAAGATGCCATTAAAGGCGTAGCGCTTTCTCAAGTTGGCGGGGCAGCCACAAGCGCTTTAAATTCTGCAATAGGCCCTATTTCAAGCAACCCACTTGTTAACAACATTGTTAGCAACGTTGCTTCCAGTGTAGTTAATAGCGTCGTAACAAATCAGCCTATAACTAATTTGGCAACCACAGTTCTTGGCACAGTTGTTAACACTACAGTTACTGCTGAGACAGGTAATAGCGCAATTGGCGCAGCTGCGGCAACTTTAGTTACAACAGGCGGAAACACCACTGCTGCGTTTAATACGCTTGTTAATTCTGCAGCAGGCTCATTTAAAGCTACAGACGCAGCCAATATAATTAACCAACTGCAAAACTCAACTGCTGTAACAACAGGCACAGAAGTAGCAGCAACAGTTGCAGATGCAGCAGGTTCAACAACAGGCACAACAGGTACTGGCGCGCTTAGTACAGTGGGTACTGGTACCGGCGGATCGTTTGATGACTTTAATCTTACCGACAATTCCACTGTAGATACAACAGTTGCAGATACCACAGGCACTACAGTTGCAGATACCACAGCAACAACTACTACAGGCACAGGTACGCCTAGCGTCTTAGCAAGTGTCAACAATAACGTAGTATCTGATGCCGGAAACGGCGTAACACTAACCGGTGTTGATGCTAATACACAAGCAACTCTTGACGCTATTCAGAATGTTAATAACATTGGTACAGGCACAGGCGCTCTCAGCACAGTAGGCACCGGTACAACGGTTGCAGATACAAGTGGCGCAGGTACAACAGTTGCAGATACATCAGGCACAGGCGCCCTTGGCACAGTTACTACCCCTGTTGTTGATACTAATACATACGTTGATACTGAGTTTGGCGATTTGCAAGGCGCAATAGATCGAAACGCCGCAACAACTACTAAACCACTAACGTTTAATGAGGCTTTTGCTGCTAACCGCTTAGCGTTCGGCCCTAACGCCACCTTTGAGTGGAACGGGAAGTTATATAATACTGGCACTGCAGCTGAGGCCGCTGCGGCAGCTGATGCTAAGATTAACGCGTTAAACAAGACTAACTTGTCTACAGTAACAAACGCATCGCAAACAGTTGCTGCGCAAAATGATACCGCTGCGAGAGATGCAGGTACAAGCAATCAAAGCGATGCAGAAACTAGAAGACTTACTGCACTAAATAACACTTTAGTCTTAGGCAACGCGCCAAATGAGTCAAACGCTGAAACACAAAGGCTAATGGAGTCCGGTCAGCGATCGGCAGCAGACAATTTAAGCGCCATGGGTGCACAAGCACTAGGCACTACCATTAGAGGCGCAGGCAGTTTAATTACCAACATTGGCAATACATACGCGCAACTAACTGGTGATTTTGACTATAGTAATACTGCCACAAAAATCGGACAAGAGCTTGCCGAGCTTGCACAAAGCAAAGATGGTTATGGCATTGATGTGCAAAAAAATCGGATTATGCAAGCAGTAAAGCAATCAGAGTCTGCTGATTTTTGGGATAAGCCTAAGATTATTGGCGCAGCAATTATTAAGAACCCTATTGGCTTCTTTGATATTGCGGGCACAGAAGCTGTTGAAGAACTTCCTGAAACTGCAATTCAAATTGGCGCCGCATTAATGACAGGTGGTGGTTCTTTAGCTCTTAGTAGCGCAAGACTAATCCAAGGTACTGCAAGCGTTGTTGGTTCCTTCATGGAAGTCTTTGGCTCATCAGGCAAAGAAACGTATCAAAAGTCAATTGCGCAAGGCGACAGTAAACAAGTTGCGCAAGATAAGTCATACATTAGTGCTGGCTTAAACGCATTGGCGGAAATGGGGCCTGACTTTATTGCTGATAAAGCACTTGTTGCGCCTTTAATGAAGAGCTTGGTTGATAAGACGCTTACATCCGTCGGTGCAGGTTATGCAACCAATACTGCAGCAGGTATATTGTCTAACTTTGTTGCAGGTGCAGCGCAAAACTACATTACTGCTTACACGGTAAACCCCAATACTGCAAACTGGAGTACGGCTTTATCTAATGGCGTGTTTGAAAGCTTTATTGGCGGCACAGTACAAACAGCAATGTCCACACCCGGCACTGTCATTGATACCGGTGCAGTAATTGGTAGAGATTATTCAGGCAACCCTGTTACTGTTCAGCAAGTTTTAGATGGCAATAGCAATATTGATCTATCCACTGTAGATTCTAGCACGCCTATTGCAACATCAAGTAATGGCGATAGCGTCACGGTCGGCGCCTCCATGCTTTATGGCGATTCTGTAGGCTTAGGCAGTGATGTTACAGGCAGCATTTTGCCTAGCAACTTAACCGGTACAGGCAATGTTGTAGCAACAAGTGCAGACGGCACTGATCTTACATTTGAACAAGTATTCTCAGGCGAAACTACTAGTGAGCAAGATACAAGCTTAACAAACTATGTCAATAGTGTTTTAGGCCCTGCAAAAATTGAGCCTACTTTTGGTACAGGATCGCTTATAGGTACTACACCAACTGGTGCGCTTACAACAACACCAGTAAGTACAACGTCTACAACCACAGGTGCGCTTTCTACAACACCCGCAAGTACAACACCAGTAAGTACGACACCAGTAAGTACGACACCAGTAAGTACGACACCTGCAACTACAGGCGCGCTTACTACAACACCTGCTGTTACGACTACGCCTAATGGCGCAGTAATAACAAATCCTTTGTCAACGGTGACTCCAGCTGTGACCCCAGCGGTTACTCCTGCTGTTACGCCAGCTGTAACGCCAGCGGTTACTCCTGCTGTTACGCCAGCTGTGACCCCAGCGGTGACTCCAGCTGTGACCCCAGCGGTTACTCCTGCTGTTACGCCAGCGGTGACTCCTGCTGTAACGCCAGCTGTAACTCCAGCTGTGACTCCTGCTGTAACTCCAACAACTACGCCTTTGGTTGGCGTTGACTGGATTGATAGAACACCACCACCTGTAGTACCACCTGGGGCTTTGCCTGTAGTACCATCTGAGCCTCCAGTAGTGCCGCCTGTTGTACCACCTGAGCCGCCTGTAGTACCACCTGAAGTTGTACCACCTGTTGATGACGTTACGACAACAGACCCTACAAAGACAACAACTACAAAGACGCCAACTACGAAGACGCCGCCTAAAAAAGAACAGCAGTCAGGCGCGCTTGGCGCGGTTACAATGCCAACAAGCACTGGCGCGTTGCCCGGGACTTTGACCCCTACAATGCTGGCTGGCGCATCTATTAAGGACAACTCTGGAATGGCGCAACTCACGCAACTTTACCCGCAACTGGCTAATGTGGACCCCACGCTGTTACAAGTCTTGACAGGCCGCATTAAACCTAATATGGCTACGGCCGCTGAAACTGAAGAAGGCACAAGCTTTGTTGGCGCCAAGCTTGCAGGCGCCCCATCTCCCGGGAATCCTGTAAGCGGCAACGACAATAGCACTGTAATTCCTGGGTACGACACAGGCAATATGACAGCAGCAGGATTAAAATACCTTGGTGGAAGCCCGTTAGCAGGTTACGCTAGAGGCGGCCAAGTAGAGCATATTCCCGAGTTCATCACAGGAAAGACAGGCAATTACGTGCAAGGTGCAGGTGATGGCCAATCAGACAGTATTCCTGCCATGTTGGCGGATGGCGAGTACGTATTTGATGCGGATACGGTTGCAGCATTGGGTAATGGCTCAAATAAGGCTGGTGCCCAAGTTTTGGATAAAATGCGTGAAAGCATTAGAAAACATAAAAGATCAGCCCCAGTGGGTAAAATACCACCTAAAGCTAAGTCACCCCTGTCGTATTTGAAAGGCATGAAATGAGTTTAATGCAAGGCAGCCCACTGCCGAATATCACCACGACGCAGAATCAGGTAACGTCCGCCCCATCTTGGTACACCGACTATTTAAGTGACTTGGCAAAAGGCGTTACTGCAGGGGTTTCAAACGCGCAATACGCAAATGCACAGCCACTGCAAACTGCGGCTTTTGAAAAGGCTGCAACAACAACCAATACGTACCCTGGGTACTTTACTCAAGCATTGCAATCAACGAGTGATATTGGAAAAGCAGATATTACTGCAAAGCCTGTAGATCCAAAGACAGGTCAGTTAATTCCTGACGGGCAAAGCAGAATTGAACAGTTCATGAACCCATACACAACGCAGGTTGTGGATGCATTAGGTTCATTAGGTCAACGCAATATTCAGCAATTCTTAGCCCCACAGGCTACGGCATCTGCAGTTGGCACTGGCCAATTCGGTTCTAAGCGTGGCGCCGAGGTTCTTGGTCAAGCCATTAACACCGGCTTAATGAATACGCAAGCTGCGCAGTCACAGGCATTGCAATCTGGTTATACTGAAGCGTTGCGTGCTGCACAAGCTGATCAAGCGCAAAAGCTAGGTGCTGCTCAGCAATACGGGAGTCTTGCAACTGCAGGCCAAGCCGCTAACTTGGCAGACATTAACGCGTTGGCCACCATGGGTAGTCAACAACAAACTATCAATCAAAATCAGCAACTGTTTCCATTGACAGCTGCCAACTTAGGCGCACAAGCATTGCGTGGTTACAACGTACCAACAACTGTTGCTAATACCTACACAGGCCCAATCCCTGGAGCTTACTCTGCTTCTCCATTGGCGCAGATTGCAGGCTTAGGCTCAATCATTGGCGGCGTAAGTAATACAAACTTTGGAAAAGCGGCAGGCAATGCGCTAAGTAAGTTCTTCAGTGGCGGTACTGGAGGTGGTGATACAAGCGGTATGGGAACTATTGATCCTAATCAAATGCCGTTTGACTATGACTGGACTCAAGACTTCCCTACTAACTTTGGTGGTAGCGGTAGTAACTCATTTGGTGAAGGCGAGTACTAATCATGGCAACACCAACAGGCGCATTACCTTCATCAATGCCATTTATGATTGGCGGTGATGACAAGGCTAAATCAGAATATTTTGATGCAATTCAAAAGACTCTTGCAGCCTTGGAAGCAAGAACACAGCAAGGTCCTAACTTATTTCAAGTTGGCGCAGCCTTATTAGATCCCGGCCGCACAGGCAACTTTGGTGAGGCAGTTGGCAGAGCAGCAGGTGTTGTTGGTCAATACCAAGAAAAGCAACGTGAAGCTGAACTACCTATTGCGCAAATGCGTGCGCAGTTGGCTGGCCAAAAATATGAAGTAGAGAACCAAGGCAAGGCTTTGCAATTGCTTTCAGCAACATTAGGTGTTGCACCAGCGCAGGTTGAAGGCGTATTGTCAAGTGGCAATATGACTCCTGACGTGGCTGCAAAGCTTGCTAAGATCTACCCCATGGTTGCGCAGTTATCGCCTAAGGTTGGTGAAATTGTCAAAGGCACATTTACCATGCAGAATGAGATGGGCAAGCTTGGGCTTGACCGCGAGAAGTTTGTTGCTGAGCAAACTCAGCGTCAAGTTACCAACGCAGTTAAAGACCGCGAGCTTGGTATGACTGAAGCAGATCTCATTGCTAAGTATGGCGCTGACATTGTCCCACTTATGCCCGGTGGCAAACGTCTTGGCGATATACCTAAGCCTGCCCCTGCGCCAACTACAGCAATGCCCGGTGCTCCAGCGGTAATGCCCGGAGCTGCTCCAGGTCCTGTACCCGGCGCTCCAGTTCCGCCGCCTGTTGTTATGCCGTTGGTTGCGCAGCAACAAGCAGGCCAACCGCCAGCACCTGCAGTTACTGCGCAGCCGCCAATGCCTACACCCGGGCAAGCGCCTAGGGCAAGTGATTTGCAAGGTATGCCTTTGCAATCACGGGCTGAAATTGAAAAGCGTCGTGTTGAAGAGGCTGATAAGTCATTCAATCTTAAGCGTGATGAGATCCTTAACTACACGCCGCAGTTATTGGAATCATCCAATACTAACTTGAAGCAGTTGAATGAGATTGCAACGCGTAGACCGCAAATCTTTGCGATAATGCAAGAAAAAGGTTTGCTTTCTGGTTTGCTGACTGCAGCGCAAGAAGGTGCACAAGCACAAGCCGGCACTTATACTGCGCGACTTGGGTTGCCAGTTAAAGACTTTTTGCAACGCGTTAAGCTTGAGCCTGAAGATCAGCAAGCAGTTCGCGACGTAAGCCGTATCTTGGGGACTGAATTCTTAGCCAACGTAAAAGCCAATAAGGGTTTGCTAGGTATTAACCCCACGGATAACGATGCAAGACTCTTGCAGGCGCCAATGGCAAGTATTGATGACTCATCAAAGGCTGTGCAATTATGGTCACGCCAGCAATTGCTATTGAATAAGCAGCGTGAAGCTTTGTACGGCGCCTATGATGGTTATACCCGTAGAGTTGGCCCCGCTGCTTCACCACGCCAATTCTTTAGCCCCGGCAGCGTGTATGAGAAGATCAATAAAGACTACGCCGATTATCGGATGCAGTTGTTCAGACAGTTTAACCCACAGTGAGTTGACATATGGCAAAAGACGATAAGCTAGACGCCATTATTTTTGGCGACCCACAGAGTGCACCGCAAACTGAAAGTTTAGGGGAACTCGACGACATCTTTACCATGCCAATTGGGCCTGCAAAGACTGCGCCAAGTACAACTAAAAAGCCAAAGACTTTGGCGCCTATGCTAGGTTTATCACCGGATGAAGAGAAGGCTGTTGCCACTGGCGTAGGTGCTGTGTCTGGCCCGCTTGTACAAAAAGGCATGTCAAAGCTATTGCCGACAAAGGAAATGCGAACAGCCGAAGGCGTTAAGAAACTACAGGAGGAGCAGCGTGTTAAAGACATGTTGCTAAAACTACGCGATGAAGAATTACTTAAAGCAGGTATCCAACCTGAGCAATTGGCTACGCCTAAAGCTCAAACTTCTGGCACAAAATGGTATCAAAATTGGGCAGGCGGCTCAAAAGAAATTGCAGGCGGCGTACCAGAAGCTGCAGCAACTTATCAGCGCAGTAAAGGCCAAGGCGAAGTTACCAAAAAATTAACCAAGAAGTTTGGGCCTGACATTTATAGCGCAGGTGAGCCCGGGCAAATTAAAGAATCTTTGGTGGATAGACTTATTAGACAAGGCAAGGAAGCCGAGGCTGCCACTTCTGCAAGAGCTGCTGCTACACCAGCTGCCGAAGCGGCGGCTGCTAAACGATTGGCTGATGCAACTCCAGGGCCAATGTCTAAGTTGGCAAATGTTGCCAAAGCACCACTTGTTGGCGGTGCCTTAGGCGGTGCAGGAGCTGGTATGAGCTTTTATGAAGCTTATCAGCGGTACATGAATGGCGACCGCTCTGGCATGGTGCTATCAGCTTTGGCCGGCGCTGGTGGTTTAATGTCTATGGTCCCAGGGCTTCAAATTCCAGGGCTTGCCTTAGGCTTAGGCGCCACAGGAGCTCAGTATGCTTTGGATAAGTATAATGAGCCTGCAGCGCCTAAGGTTAACCCTATGGCTTTACCCCCACCATCGGAACCGCCGGGGTCTGTGCGGTAGGCTCCAAGATCTCCAAGACTTTCTTAAGCAAACCAATTTGCATTTGCTTAACATCGGTGACCGACATAGTCGTGTCATCATCAAAGTCTTCTGAAGAAACCAGCCCCATGCTTGTGCGTATTTGATACGCGCAGTTCCTACGTTCCAAGATACTACCCACGTGGAAAGCCTCAATCCACACGTCATATGGATTGCTTAGCAATTCCAAATGATTAGTTTGCGTGAGTAGATCTACCCAATCTTCATAAGATAGCTTAACCATATCTATTGGTTGCTTCATTGCTTCTTCCACTTCTTGATGGAGATGAACTGCGGCACCTCGATAGGTTGGTCAAGTGCTTCAATGCCTCTGGCAGACCGCGACCTAAAGTCATACCATTTTTTGACGTAGGCAGGATCCTCGGATGGAGGAACCCAGTTATAAACACGGCGCCATCTTTCGGTGACGCAAGTTGATGAAGGTGTATACACAAAATCTTCGGTTGTCATAAGTCTTGTCCTTTAGTTTGTAGCCACATGCGGAGGGTTGACATGCCTCCATCTATTAAAACATGATTAGGGAATGCTTGGTACTTGTGGTACAGCGGGTGGTTGATGAAGTTCTTCATCAAAAGGTATGCATTAGCTTGTGGCGGTGACATACCCATGGCTCTGTCGGTGTCAATACATTTTACCTCGTACCGATCAGAGAATTCTTTGGTGATGGCGTGGACCTGATCACCCAGCAACCCAATGATGACTACCTTAGGCAATGTCTTGCCAGATGCGCCATACGTTGGATTGTGCTTTTCAATCTTAAACTCATGCTCAAGCTCTTTAACAGCAACTTGCAGGCTTTCACGAAGCCCCAGAATGAATCGTTGTGTAATAGTATTCACCAACTGCTCAACGAGATCAACTGGTGCATCGATTCTAGGCATCACCAGTGGCGCTGGAGGCATTATTTCCACAGGTGTGGTAGTTTCCACCACCTTTCGCTTTGGCACATCCTGCATGGCACGTACCTTAAGCTCTTTGATTAAGTCAGGCACTGCAGAATGACTTTGCATAGTACGACGACGATCAGGTGACAGTACAATTTGCGCTTGCCTAAGCGACGCAATTGGGCTGTAAGTGCCTGAGTTGTAATACTCCACAGCGGTCATGATAACTAGATCACGTTCACGTTTTGTCCAGCGAATTTTAGGTAACATTTCAATTCCTTTCAATAGTCAATTTACAAAAGTATGGGGGTATCCCATAACGTAAATTATATCACGTCTTTTGTACTTATTACATCTTGCCAAACCATGGCCGAAGCCATTTCCACTTTTAGAGCGGCCAATGCCGTCAGTATGTCCTCCATTTGATAACCGTCACGAATAAGTTCAAAAACAAATATTCTAAGTTCTTTTTGAACAGCGAATGATAAATCTACACGTTCGATAGCCATTTTGCAAACTCAAAAGTAGGGTTGATGGATTTGCCTGCCAAAAGGTTGGCCTCGTACCGGTTGATACGTGGGGGCTTGTCTTCAACTGGCAAATGCAAATTAGCGTTAATGATGTCATTGAACATGGTCAATCGAGACTCATAGACGTGGAAAGAACCTGCAGATATTGTCAATGTTCCCATCTCAGCGCCAACCAAGTTAGCCACAATTTCCTGCAGAAAGCTGAAAGTTGGCAAGTCATTTGCCATGCCCCAAAGAATATCTTGGCTACGCATGATAGCTCTGGCGTTCAATCTGCCATTCCTGATTCTGAACTCAATGGCCAGCGTGCATGGAACATCCTTTGCCTCTATATCCATATGGTCTATGTCAGTGCCATACATTGGAATCACAGCACGGCGGGACATTGGATCTTGCGTAAGCAACTTTGCAATATGCAGAGCGCCGTGTTTGCCAAACCAATAACTGCCGTAGTTGCTATTCAACTTGCCGTTGGCTACGATCTTGCCCCACTGCGCAGCGTGATCAGCAATGCTAAGATCATACGGGTCAGCCTTGATGTACCAAGCCATTTCGCGCTTAAGGTACTTCACATTGAAGTTACGACCTTTGAATGAGTTGAACCTTACAAAGGGGTTGACCGTGTAAGTAAAGTTTTCAATCTCAAGGCATTTTTCGCCGCGTGGACTTGTCCAAGTGCCATGCTTTTGCAGCACGTTGTAAAGATTGATGAGCTCAGGCTCATTGCGAATCAGCATTTCCATAATCAGCTTCCGTAATTAAATAGGGTTGGTCGGGGTAATGTTGCATGTGATACAAAGGGGGTGGTAATTTAATTACAGGCACTTCATTGTTTAATGCCCATGTGTAGGCATTGTTGCCAAGGGCGTAAATACGTTTTGGCTTCAACTGTTTGATGAAGCTTGAATCCATAGGTGTGCCTTGGTAAGTTTGAGTGTTAACCCAGTACAAACCAGTTTCAGGTACATTCTCACGCTCCAAGGTTTCAGCCAGCATTCTGCTAGGGCCATCATTATCCAAGAAGTTAATGAAAGGCACCACGGCTGCGGTGGACTTAACATTTGTGCGAGGCCCCTTGTCGCAAAGCATTAGTGTATTGCCTTCAACAAAGGCGCCGCCACCGGATGATTTGTTAGTCATTGTCTTGGTTGCAAGCTTAATGAACAACTCTTCTATATCATCTTTGGTATAGTCGTAGGTGATGACTGGCAGTGAGGTATCCATAGGCAGTGAGGAATAGCCTTCATACACTTGTTCCAATTGTTTGATATTGTCTAAGTACTCATCCTCAATGCGATCTTTGAATGTTTGCATACACACTTCAAAATCAGGTTGACAATGAATAACCACAACGCCTCGTGCCAAGGCTGCACGCTCTAACATTCTACGGCGCGGCATATCAATGCGGTTATCGCCTTTACGATACACGCTGCCATAGATTGGCTCAGACAGCCATGACCTATCCATGATGACGTGGTCATCATAGGTCAACGCCGCTGTCATGCCGCGAAAATACGTACGGCAAAGGTCCTCGGTATTCATACCACGATAAGGACCATGCTTTACGACATGGGTCATCTTGTCCTTTTGCAATCGTTGTCGCAAGGTCTCTGACAGGGTAGTCTTTCCCCCGCCATCAGCCCCTTCTAGAATTACGATCATTTAAGATACCCTCAAGTTTTGATAGTGTGTCTTCAAGCGACGCGGTGCGCAAGTAAGTTGCCTGCTGCGCTGCAGTCAGTTGAAGTTGGTAATCATCCATGCTTTCTAATTCATGGAGTGTGTAATCATACGATGGATCAATGACGCCAAGCTCTTTGGGGTCGCCACCAAGAACGCAGCCGGCATGCGCTGCGTGTAAATAACGAATACGCCACCAGCCGCAGCCTGCATGCTTATACGTAGGGCAAAGAACGCCTTTATAACTGCCATACTGCCAAACAACATCGGACTCAAGGATTCTAGGCTGACCTAGTGCCTTGCCACCTACACTATGTATAGGCCATGCAAGGTGCTGTGCCGTAGCCCAATCATGCGCCTCCTTTGAAAGGGATGCGTTGTACCACTCGGTTTTGCGACGATCCCAAGACATTTGATGCACAGCAGGCATTTCATACAGCGGGCTTGGATCCCATGCAATAATGTCTTCTACTGGCAAGCCCATGGCCTTGGTGCTGCCCCATGGAAATAATGGCGCAATCCATGTATGCTCACACAACGACTCGGGTGCAATCTTACTTTCCCATGATGGTAGGATCTTTTGGAAAGCCCAATCATCAAGGCAAACATAAGCATCAAAGCGGCTTTCTAAGGCCCACAAGGCACCCTCGGGATCCAAAGCATTGTGATCCAAGGGGTATAGGTACACAAACACTTTGTCGTAACGGGTGAGGTCTTCACCTGATGTAACGGCACGATGATCAACATGATGCCCCATACGGCCAAAGGCTGATGCCATCAATTCAGGAATGGAAACAAACTTGGTTGAACTGGCACGCTGCGGATGGTTGGTATGCGTCTCTGTAACGCCGGTAATTAAGATATTCATGGCAATGCAAGCGTGATGTAGCCCTCAGCAGCATCGTGATTCACATCACCTGATCTGCCACCTGCTTGGATGTATTCAGCAACTGTCATGCCAGTGCGGTACAAAGCAAAACGTTCACGTGACAACGTGTTGTTACGCTTTGGGTTGGTTTCTGCAACCAAAGTAATGATTGCTTTTTTGTTTGCACGGGCGCGTAGCTTTGCTTCTGACATGTCAGTATCTTCCTGTTGGATGGGGTTAGGTCTTTCGACAATAGGCGTAAATTGCATATAAATTCCTTTCAATGGTCAACGGGATTGATTGTATCACGATTAACGTAGTCACGCACTGCGGTTAACAAAGTTTGCTGCGTTTTATCTTTTCGCCTGATGGCCATCATGATGGCTTCATCAATGGTGTCTTTAGCCATGATGTGATGCACGACAATATGATTCTTTTGACCCTGCCTCCAGAGTCTGCGAATAAACTGCTCGTAGACCTCAAGGCTCCAAGTCAGCGAATACCAGATGACTGCATGTCCAGTACCTTGTAAGTTAAGACCGTGACCCGCCGACATAGGGTGAGCCAAAAGAACAGGTATCTTACCGGCGTTCCAATCATTAATAATAGAATCAAGTTTATGACCAATGACCCCACTGCCAATGATAGGCGCATCCGGAAAGGCACCTTTAAGCCTCTCGAGGTCATGTGCAAAATGATAACCGATGATGCAAGGTTGGCCTGATAGCTCCTCGACCAGATCGAGAACCGCTTCCGTCTTCGCATCATGAAGGTGTATACTTGTTCTAGCATCGCCGCTTCCATCATCATCTAAATAAGAACCGCCATTGGCAATTTGCTGGCCTTTCATAACTGCCACGGCGGCGTTAACTGCAGTTACATTCCCGCTATTCAATTCCACGGTCAGGTCGTTTTCAAAGGCGTCGTACAGTTTTCTAGCCTTTGGAGGTAGATCTACCATAATGTCGTTATAAGTTAACTCGGGCAAATCTAGATGGTCCAGCGCTGCCATACGAAGCACCTTGCCAGCCAAGGCTGCATGGATTCTTGCCTCGCCATCAGATTGCAGCTTCCACTCGTACCCGCCGTAGCCAGAAGGGAAGAAGTATTCTGTTCTGAATCGTGAGATGTAAGGCCCAAAGGTAGCCCCTTGGTCAAGGATCAGCTGCGGGCCAAAGATGTCAAGCAAGCTGTTTGGGGCTGGTGAGCCAGTTAAGCCCCACCTGCGGTCAAACTTATCCAACAAAGGCTTTATTGTCTTAAACCTTTGAGTTTGCGTGTTTTTCATATAAGATATCTCATCCACCGTCAGGATCTGGAAGGGCCAATCTTTGCCATTAAGTTGCGAAGACAGCCAGCCAAGGCCTTCAAAGTTGATAACGTATATGTCATGCTGCTGCTTTAAGACTTTAGCCTTGGTGCCGCCATGCAGCACGCCAACTGAGTAATCTGCAAACTGCTCCCACTTTTTGGCTTCAGGCGGCCACACGCCATGCACAGGCCTGAGCGGGGCAATGACCAACATCTTCTTGGCCAAACCTTTAAGCTTCAGGATTCTGAAAGCCGATAGCACAACAGCTGTCTTACCAAGCCCGGGATCCAGCCATAAAGCTGCCGAGCCTTTTTCCACCAGAAACTTTACAGCTTCTTTCTGGTACTCATGCGGTTCCCAAAACATTGTCGATACCTTCCTTAGAGTCAATGATGTGGACGTGGTGGCCAAACTTTTCCAAGTCTTTATGCACCTTGTCCTGCAACGCTGAGGTTTTACCTCCGGGCCGCTTTAGTTCTACCCACAAAACCCCGCCGCCTTTCAACGGCACAATACGATCGGGCCAACCACGGGCATAACGTACGTTCAACTTCAACGTAAGCAAGCCGCGTTTCTTGCAAGCGGCAGAGAAGTAAGTCTCCAAATGCCGCTCAAGCAATACTTTGGTTACCATTGGCAGGGCCCGCCATTGGATTTGCGGAAGTGACACCACCTGCAGCCGTAAGACGGCTTAGGCGCAAAGATGTCATCATTCTCAAGTTTGCCTACACGTGCTGAAAGCCAAGCTTGTAAGTCTGGGAACTCTTTGCGTGTGTATTCTGGGTAAGGTGATTGCTTGTTTAAGTCAATGTAGCAAATCTCGGTGGTTACGGTCTCCACCTCTGGGTGGCTGGCCAAGATGATTGTTGCATACAACCTTAATTGCTCACCATACTCACGCTCTTTGCCGGTTTTCCAATCAAGGACGTGGGCTCTGGCGCCATCGAAATACACAGCGTCATAGATACCCCTTACCCAAGCCTCGGGGGCCTTGAAGTCACATGGTTGCCAATCCTTGGTTACAGCAAACTCTACCTCACTGCGAGTTTTCTTTGCAACAAGCTCTTCAAGGTAAGGCAGCCAAAACTTGCGTTCATCCGGGATTAGATTGAGATTGATCAAAGCATCTTCAAACTCGGCGTGAATCATCTTGCCACGTTCCGCGGCGTTGCCTGCCGGCTCATGGCGATGCTCGATGCGAGTCAGCTTGTACTTGTAAGGGCAATCCTCGTATGTTTTGATTGATGAGTTTGAATATGCCATCACTTATCTTTCAGAGTATCTGTGTAAGGGAAGAACGGCTTTGGGTTTGCAACAACAAGCTTTACTTGCTGCATGCCATTGCGGCTTCTAAATCTGGGGTCTTGCAAGAAGATGCTAGGGCGTGGATCGCTTTGCCATTCAAACGGGCTTAGTGAAGGGGCAGGCTTATTGCCTTTTGCAACAAAGCAACCTCTTTCGTGATCATATTTTATCAGTTCCATTATTTGCATCTTTTAGTTTCTCGTAGTATTGTTTAGGGAACGGGTCTTTTTTATCTAGCAATTTTCTTAACCATTCAGCCCCGCCAAGATGATTAAAAATAATCCATTGTCTGTCTGACATTCGTACTTGCTTACCCATGACTTGTCTGCCAATGAGTGGCTCAGGAGGTTTTGGTCTTGGCATCCTTCATGTTCCTTACGTATACTGCAAAGCTTGAAATAGTGTCTGCGCCGAAAGCAGTCATCTTTTCAATTTCACGCGCAACTTCTTCTATTGTGTTGTTTCGACTTTCAAGGGCACCTGATTCGTAAATCTTTTTAAGCGCTGCCATAAAAGTTGTATCAGTAAATTGAATGAGGGCGCCGTCAAATAAAACTGCGCCACCCAAACTTTCAACTAAATCTACTACGTCTTTGTTCATAGCGGCCTCCAAACGTATAAGTCCATCAGCACAACCATGAGTCCCAACAGGAACACAACCCTTTCAATCTTTTCCCAACGTGTCATCATTTGACCTCCTGATACGTATTGCCGATTTTGTAATCACTGACCATGGGCACATCCATTGTTATTGCATTGCACATGGACCATGTTAAGCATTCAGCCTCGCGGACCACATGCTCTTCAGGAGCTGAGATAACCAACTCATCATGCACACTAAGCAAAAGCCTACTGCCTTGCCGCTTGCTCTGGTACAACAGCATGGCCGCCTTGGCCTGATCAGCCGCTGAGCCTTGAATCAAAAGGTTAACCCCTTTGTAATCAAATTCACGCAGACGGCCATTGATGATCTTAGGCGGTTCCATCTTGATGAGACGCCCGCCAATGGTTTTAAGCGGTTGGCCTAATTTATACCTTGTCCGCATGGTGGATTGCATCGTCTTGAGGCCCGGAGCCACCGCGGTGGTATATGCATCCATCAATGTCTTTGCCATTTCATAATCCACCTCAAGCATTTCACTGATTTTCTTAGGGCCTGCACCGTAGAGAATAGCAAATGATACGCCTTTTGAGTAAGTCCTTGACACCTCACGGCCGCTGGCCTCAGTCATCATCTTGGCTGCGTAGGTATGCAAGTCAGCACGAGCATCGGCTTGGTATTGCTTCATCAAATCACCGCCTTCAAAGTGCGCAAAGATACGCAACTCTTGAGCGTTGAAGTCACATGCAATTAGCTTATGCCCTTCATCGGCTAGGATGAAGCTGCGGATGAGCGGGAGGGGTGCAACTTCCAAAGCAGGGGGGAGGGTAACTTTCGGGTAACGGACAGGCGCATTTTGAAAGTTGGGTGTTGAGGAGAGTCGGCCGGTTCGTGTACCCCCACGTTCACCTCGTACACTGTTCCAGTTTGTGTAGATTCGACCTGTAGATGCAGAAGCTTGTAACCAGGGCTCAATGAAAGTTGACAAACATGTTGATAGGTTGGCTCTATATCTGAGGACATCTTTTAACTCCGCGTGTGTGATTAGTTCTTCAAATGTTTCTTTATCGGCTCTAGGCTGGCCCTTATCCGTGGTAGGCCACCCATTATCTTTCAACCAGTATTCTGTGGGATAAATACTATTGACCAGCTCTTTATCGCTGTCAAGATTCAAATCAGGAGAACCTAACAATGCGCGAACCCAAACATTACACTTTTCAATATCTATTACTGCTTGCTCTTTTGCTTTTTGCAAACCGACTCGATCAACCCTTACGCCTAACCGGGAGTTTTCAAGTAACATTGGAATCAAAGCCACCTCACGGTGGTAAGCCTCCTGCTGTGCGGGTAAAACCTGCTCGATGAGATACTCATAAAGCTTGCTTGTAAGCCGCACGTCAGCTGCGGCGTATTTGCCAACTAATTCCACGGGGCCGCGGGAGATGTATGCACCCCATGTAGACTTTTTACGACGTGCCTCATCAACATTAGCAAGAATCCATTCTTTCAGCTCATCCCTTTCATTAGGCGTGTCCAAGCTCCAAGTGACAACCAAATCTTTTAAAGATAAAGACTGCACGTGAGGATCGTGGAGAAAAGCAAGAATAAGAGTATCGTGTATGACTGTGGTGTTCTGTGGGATGGGTACATCCAAATGAGTTTCAGCAACATCAAGGTCAAACATAGCGTTATGAAAACAGATGTCGCGTCCGCTATCATAGATCATCTCCATCATTGCTTTAACAGCCGCTTGTGTTGTGTTATTGCCTGTAAGGTGGCCAAAGGCGTGGTAGCCGTCTGGGTATTCACCTTCAGGGTCGTAGACGGCCAAGCCAACTGGCACTGGAGGATACTCCGGCCGTGGGCCAATAGCCATTGTTTCAAAATCAAGATAGACAGGTTTCATAATAAAGGTGGGGGTACTAACCGCTCGTCTGCAAGCTTTCAAAAAGCCTTTGCACGGCTTTCCCCCCATAATCCTTAGTACTTTGGATTGCCATCCACAGCAGGTGCTGCTTCAGAGTCTTCGTTGATAGCGCCGGCCGAGTCAATGGCCTTCTGCACTTCGGTCTTGGCACGCTCAATCAATGCGCCAATGACAGCGTTATCTTCAATAGCCTTGACCATGTTGAAGACTACCTTGAACTGTGTCTTGGCATCAGGTGCAACAGCAACTTCACTGATCACACCCAGTGGAGGACGCTTCAACGTAGCAGCAAGTGTTTGCGCGTATGTTGCGTAGTTCTTTAAGCTGGTAACAGGTGGACGCAGCGCAGCAACCTCAGCAGCCTTGACAGCATCAACACTGCCAATGCTATCAGCAGGTATCAAAAGCAAGCGGCGTGTTTCACGGCAAGCTTTACCCTTACCGCCATTCGGCGCGGAGCCCCACTCATTCTTAGGACAGCCTTCGCAGGTTGTGTGCTGAACTGCAGGCGACGCGGATGAGGGAGCCATGCCTGTTGCCGTTGCGCTGATGGCAAAGCAATCAGGGCCTGTGACCTTGGTAGGATCATAACGGCTGCTGTAGTACAGACGCTCGATGGGAGCTGCCAATACGACGCAGGCCAGCTTGTTGCCAGTGATTACATCACCACGGTATGTGAGGTTACCCCCCTTGGTGGAAAGAAATGCCGTGGCGAGGCTGCTTTGCTCGGCCTTAACCGATTCAATGGCCAAGGCGGCAAGTTGATCTTCAAACAACGCGATTTGATTTTTAGACATAAGGATCCTTAGTTAAACAAGAAGTTATTTACGACGAACGGTAAGTTCCCAGACCTCAGATGCTTCGGTCCCGGGGATGGCCTCACCAGCTTCCCACCGCTCACGGAAGGCTGTTGAGGAAAGCCGCTTATGCAGCAATTCAAATTGGCTTGTCTGTGCGACATAGCCGTAAAAAGCTTGCCAATCTTTGATGGCAGGGTGCTTGGTCATTTTCATAGAGCATGATGCTTTATCAGATGCAGCTTGGCTAATGCCTGCATCAGACATAAGTGCCATGATGTCACCTTCAAGGCGACCAAGTTTGGCCGTCATGTCTTTGATTTTAGATGAGAGCTCTTCACGCTCGTTCTTGGTTGCGACGTAATCGTCGATCAATTCTTTAATGTTCATGACTTTGCTTTCTGCTGTTCTGTTTGTATGATGGCCAACATCATGGCCTCGGGGGCTTGCCAACCCATAGGTTTGATAACGTCGTATTGTGAGCCGCGCAACGATCTGATGTAGTCATTAGCTGGTTCTTTGTTCATGTTGGCTTCGTGCACCACATTAAAAAGCTGGTCAAACGGCAACCCCATAGCATGTGCACAGCCCATGGTAACGTAGGTAAGATCAACCAAAGCATCAGCGGCGTCGACAAGGCTATTCTCCTCGCAAGCACGAAGGTATTCACTAAGCTCTTCCATGATGAAGCGAGCAAAGTAACTGGCTTGCTCGGATGTAAGCAAGGTAGGTGTGGTGGAGACTGGCAGACCCATCTTGCGACGGAAGGCCAGTACTTTTTCTGAATTAGTCATATGCATAATCATTTGCTGTTGTAGTACGTGCGGCGCATTCTTTGTACATAAGTGATTCAAATGCATTGCGGTTAGCTGGGTTAAGTGTTGCTGTAATGTCTTTGCCATCCATCAACACAACGTAATCAAAGCCAAGGCGCTTTACGCTATACAACACAACAATGTCGCGTTCAATGTCGCCATCACCCCACTCGGCTTGCCAATTGTCTAAGCCATAGTGATCTAAAGAGTATTCGTATTCATCTGGCATGGTAGGTTTTGGTGTTGTGTAGATGACGTATGCACTAAGATGGCCAAGAGCGCGTGCTGCTGCCATGCGCAATTCTAATTGCTCTTTGTATGATGCCAAGGCTGTAGCATCAGCAGGTACATTAAGAACAAAAGCCTCAATGCCTTGGTAAATTTCCTGCAGCTCGGTAAGAGGGATGCTTACAGTTTTAGTCATACTGCCTCCACTGTTGCAAGCAAGTCGCGAAGCCACAGCGGCTGTTGGTCTTTGCCTTTGTTGTACACAAGCGGCATGGTGGCAGCTTTGCTGGCATAGTAACGACGATAGGATTCGATGTGGTCGTCGCTTTTGTATTCGTCAGGCATTGCAAGTGTAGGTGGAGACCATTTGGTAGGCAAGGCAAGCATGGCCGGAGGGCACACTAGTAATTCGGCATGTAGTACATCATTGCTTTTGTGGCCATGGCCATAGCGATACTTGAATTCACGGCCAAGGAAGCGTGCAAGGTCGCTGGTCCAGTTGTAATGCAACCGGGACTGACGAACCCAGACGGCTGAGGGATGATTGGAATGTGTGGGGCGATAGGATACTTTGTCGCCGTTGCCGTAGTGGTGATGCGCAGTTGCAAGCAACTGGCAGGATTCGATAAGCATTTTGCCGACATGCTTGTCGCAATGCATAACAGCAGCAATGCTGGGCAGATGGTGTAGATAGAAGATGTTCATACAATACCTTTCAATAATCAAAAAAACAAGTGGACTAGTAACGTGAGATTAAATTGTACAACAAATTTAGGGGCCGTATGAGGTACCCCTAAAAATATTATGACAATGCCAAAAGGGCGTCAACCGTTTGTTGCTTAACATTGACACCGCCGCCGAACCATGCGTTGGCCAACCGAGCATCGCCGGTGCGAGCTGTTTCCCAATCCATCAGCTGAGTCACGGCATTCAAAGCGCCCCATGCCGTGCCTTTGGCAGACTCTAACTCAGCGCCGATGCCTGCACCTTCGAAGAGAGCCAATGCTCTGGCTGCTGCGCGTGAGGGATTCTTTTCATCGCCGCCAAGGATCTTGGTGAAGATGGCCTGTGCCTGTGTAGAGCCAACCTTGATGGAAGCCAAGAACTTGGCCGTTTGCTCGAACACACGGAATGTTTCGTTGCTGTTGGCCAACTCGGCCTTGATGGCCTCGGGGCGGAAGATGGAGTTATGACGAACGCTGACGTTGGCCTTGCCTTTTTGCTGTGCCAACTGCAAAGTGTTATTACATACAACACGGACGCTGGTAAGGCGTGCCTGAGTGGCCAGAGAGCCATCAGCGGAGCTGGCCAATAAGAGATATTGGTTAACCTTATCGCCTGCAATGTTGAACTCGCCATCCATCTTGGCGAGGGCCCAGTAATGAGCGCCATTACGCAGGACGCCGGCTGTTTCAAGGTGAGCAATATTGCCAACCATGTCGCGGAAGAATTCGAGGACCTCGATCGGCTGCACGATCTTGTACTGGCTAGACACCAAGCCGAGTGGCAAGTTGCTGTCTGTGCGGTACATTACTTTCTTGCCGTCGTAAGGCAAGGACTGCGCCTTGAAGCCGTTCCACACGCTGGCTGGAGGAGTGAACTGGACATCGGCGGTAGCCAATTGGAAGTCAAGGCCAGATTCCTCGGCCCATGTTTCAATGGTTGAGTCAGCAGTTAACTGCTGGCCAAGACCGTGCCAAGGAGTTTCACCAACGTAAGCCATTGCTGCCTTGCCGGAGATTGTGTTTGCGATTAAGTGTGCCATGATAAATACCTTTCAAAAGTCAGTTTAGTTACAGCAATCTGAAGTTTGTTGCTGTAAGTGAATTATACGTCTGTTCTCGTGATTGAAAACAGGTTTTTGCAATTATTTTCAACTTTTTTGCATTTATTTTTGAATACCTGTGTTTTCAAAAACTGCAGCGGTTAGTGCTTCTGTATACTTTTGTTTCTCGAGGTAACAGTTACTCAAAAGACCGAAAAGAAATACTTTTGCTGCCTACTGCAGCTGATGTATATTACTAATCCCACCTGTCTGCCGTAAGGGCAGATTCTTATTGACAAAATGGAACATTATGACTATTGACATTACACATGGCCACCATTGGCCGAGCATATTCGCACCTGATATAGCCTGCACACAGGCAAAAAGAAAGGACCTAGAGGTAAGTCTAGATCCTTATAAAGTAGCAACTTGCAAAGAAAAGCACTATGTCATCAGGATTCGCATCACAAACAACACAGCCGAGTGAATTATACACAAACTTCCTATCGGCAAGGGCATTTGAGGATACAGATATACAGGCCTTGGGCCTATCTCTCCTTGACCCCGAGGAATGTTACCAATTACTAGGCCACACTCGTGAGTGGAGCATCAAAATCCCGTATTTTGATATGCAGGGCCAAGAAACCGGCTTTAATCGGGTCAGGATACTGACACCGAAGGGCAAAATGAAGTATTCTCAGGCTCGAGCCAGCGGAAGCCACGTATACTTTCCACCAACTATCGGTTGGAAGCAGGTCGCGCAGGATGTAGATGTTCCCATCATCATCACCGAGGGTGAGTTTAAGACATGGGCTATCACCAAGCAAATCAGCAAGGACACCCTTAACTACGCCACCTTAGGTTTAGCCGGTGTTACAAGTTGGACTGACAAATCTGGTTTACACCTGCACAAAGACCTAATGAAGATCATATGGCAGCGTAAGACCAGCTTCGCTGAGAAGCACCGCAAGGTTTACATTGTCTTTGATTATGATGGGGCCGGTGAGGATGGTGAGCCTAATGAACAGGTTGGCATGGCAGAAACAAAGCTTGCTGTCACGCTCCGTGGGCTAGGGGCTGAGGTACACCTTTGCCGTGTCGGCAGGTTCGGTGCTGGTAAGGGTAGCAAATACGCTATTGATGACCATCTACAAGCCGGCGGCAATCTTGGCCAAGTCCTCACCAGCACCAGCACGGTGATGAACGGCATCGACACCCTCGAGACCAAGCTTTATGAGTTCAAAACTCAGTACGCACTTATCAACGGCGATGTGATCAGGCTCAAAGACGGCTTAATTCTTGGTTGGAACAAGGCACGTATTGACGCCGCGCAGGATTACTTCGTGCAAGTCACGCAACGGCCAAACGGTGGCACCAGCAGCAAGACCATCTATATCTTGGATGCCTATAAGGACTGGGCAAAGCGGTGTGATCTGGATGGCGTAGGCATGTATCCCGAGTATCAAGGCCTCACTATCACACCAACTAGGCATTACAACCTGTTCAAGGACTGGTCCAATGAGCCCGTTGTGGGTGATCCTACACCTTACCTTGAGTTTTGTGAGTACTTTTTTAGAGATGAGCCTGCTTTTGCCGACTACTGGCATAACTGGGTGGCCAATGTTGTCCAATTCCCATGGAGAAGGAACTACACCACACCGCAGTTCGCATCCTCCATTGAGGGCATCGGCAAATCAGCTATCGCCGAGTTTATAGCCGAGATGCTAGGCATTGGGGACGGTGGGCCTGCAGCTATCATCGGGCCTGATGAGCTGTTTGGCAACTTCAACGGTATGTTGAAGGGTAAGATCTTCATAGTCGTGAATGAACCATCGTCTGATCGTGACGACCACTCGGCGAAGCTTAAGAACTACATCACATCTAATGAGCTCACTATCAACAATAAGTATGGCGCCCAGTACGCCATCACTAACTACATCAACTTCGTATTCACGACAAATAAGAGCTACGTCACGCACATGGGTGATACCGCAAGGCGTGAAGCTATCTACAGTCCTGCTAGCTTGTCCAACCAAGAAACACATCCCAAGGTCATGGCTTTGATGAAGTGGGCCAAGGCGCAGCAGGGCTTTGGCATCATGCTTAACTGGTACATGAATCGTGATATATCGAGCTTTGATTGCAAACAGGCAGCACCAAAGACTCAGTATCGTGAGACTGCGATCCAGCTTTCCAAGACTCCACTTGAAGCTTTTGCATTGGAACTTAAAGCTTGGGTCAATGATCACCTTGATGGCATGGCTGCTTTTACAGCGCCGCAGCTGCAGATTCTGTGTGAGCGTTGGGGCCACGACAGCAAGGCCAAGGCGCAATACATACGTAAAGCTCTGCAACCCCAAGGGACAATTGATCCTAGTAAGCTCATCAAAGTGCATGGTAAGCCTTCACGATATACCACGTTTATCACGTCTGAGGTAACATTAGCTCGAAGGGTCGAGCCGACTTGGTCACAGGTTGTCACGAGAACAGAGGACGCAATGCAGCGTGAATTGGAGCAAAATGGTAGCTTCTAGTACACTGCAGCAGTTACCTGTTACTCGACTGTTACTTCGCAAAGCCTTATCCAGATTGAATAGTAACAGAGTAACAGTAAGTAACAATATTTTTATAAAAGATATTAGATATAAGAATATAGTATAGCTATATAGTTTTCTGGACCATATGTTACCTTGTTACCGTTACCTGCTGAATAAAATGTACACACTTCCAACTTTATGATTACAATCCGCACATGACTACAAAGACACCATCTAAGAACGGAAAGTTCTTGGGACGTCCTTCAAAGTACGATCCCGCATACTGCGACGCCATCATGGAGCTCGGCAAAGAGGGCTTATCACGTTGGCAAATCTGTTCGCGCTTGAACATTGGCATCCACAACATGAATGCTTGGGAAGGCGCACATGAAGATTTTCGCGGTGCCTTGGATCAAGCACGACTTGATGCGCTCTCATACTGGGAAGACTTGGCGCATGATCACATACGTGAAGCTCCTGGCGGCGTGAGACTCAACACTGGGTTGTGGAGCCGAAGCATGGCAGCACGCTTCCCCGAGCAATACCGCGAGAACTCCAAGCTTGAGGTCACAGGCAAGAATGATGGGCCTGTGCAGGTTGATGTGGTGCATGACTTCTCACAAGCTTTGTTGGATGATCTCCTAGCTACGCGCCAAGCCGATGCTAAGCCAAGCAAGAGCAAGTGAGTTCGCCGATCGGATCCGCAAGGGTCCTGATCTTAACCTCATGGCGGATGAGCGCAAAGCTGTGCACAAGGCGCGGCAAGCTTGGCTCACAATAGCCAATGATCATCAGATCCCTCCACCCGGCGACTGGTGGACTGTATGGCTTTTGCTCGCAGGCCGAGGCGCAGGCAAGACTCGCGCAGCTGCCGAGTGGCTGTGGTACGAAGCTTGGACGCACCCTAAGACTCGATGGCTTGTCTCCGCGCCTACATCATCCGATGTACGCGATGTTTGCTTTGAAGGCGACTCAGGTCTGACAACGGTGATCCCAGAGCAGCTGATCCACCACTACACGCGATCCTTGCATGAGATAGTCCTCATCAACGGGTCGCTGATCAAAGGCATCCCTGCTTCTGAGCCTTCACGATTCCGAGGTCCGCAGTTCCATGGCGGCTGGTTCGACGAGCTTGCTGCATGGGACTACCTTGACGAATCCTGGGACATGATTCAGTTCGGTATGCGCTTAGGTCAGAAGCCTAAGATGCTATGCACCACAACGCCTAAGCCCAAGCCATTAATCGTGGATCTGGTGAACAGAGATGGGGAGGATGTGATATGTACCAAGGCCAGCACGTACGACAACATCCACAACCTCGCCCCATCGTTCAAAGCGCAGATCCTGCAATACGAGGGCACGAAGCTTGGACGCCAAGAGATCTACGCCGAGATTCTAGATCCTGAAGAGGCAGGCATCATCAAGCGTGATTGGTTCAAGCTGTGGGACAACGAGAAGCCGCTGCCTAGATTTGAGTACGTGCTTCAGTCTTATGACTGCGCGACCAGTGACAAGACCAAGAACGACCCGACTGCCTGCACTGTGTGGGGTATCTTCAGGCCAAGTCCCGACAAAGCTATGAGTGTCATGCTCATCGACTGCTGGGAGGAGTACATGCAGTATCCCGAGTTGCGACCCAAGGTGATCGAGGAGTCCACCGCCATTTACGGTGATGAGAACGAGTTTGGTCACGGGAAAAAGGTAGACATGATCTTGATCGAAGACAAGTCAGCTGGCACGCAGCTTATCCAAGATCTGCAACGCGCAGGTCTGCCTGTGAGAAGCTACAATCCCGGGAACGCGGACAAGACTACACGCCTTAACATCGTGGCTCCCATCATAGCCAAGGGCAGAGTCTACATTCCCGAGTCCTCGGTCAATGCAGGCATGGCTCGTGATTGGGCAGAGCCTTTGATTAGCCAACTATGCTCTTTCCCCGAAGTCCGGCACGATGACTTGGTGGACTCCACATCTCAAGCTTTAAGACTTTTGCGAGACTTAGGGTTAATTTCCATCGACCCGGTATACAATCCTGATGACGACTACGAAGAAGATCGTCCAAGGAGGGTAAACCCATATGCAGTATGACGAAGAACTGGCCCGTATGCGAGCACAGATGCTTGCTAAAGAAGAGGAAGAGCCTCCTGTCTTTGACGACGGCGCTCGATTCTTAGGGCAAAACCCCAACATGATGCAGGTTGGCTTATTCGGCCGACCAAAGAAGCCGGTAGCACCACCAACCGCGCCCCCAGTTAACTTACAACGGCGATCGATCTTAGGCCTGACGCCTTTGCCTGCTGAGTTGCCTGCTGTGATCCCACCTGCGCAGCCAAAACTAACGCCGCAGCAAATGGAGCAGGCCGTGAAGCCGCAAGCAACGTTCCCAGGTCCGCACCCTGATGTGTACGCAGGCGGACCGTTCATGAGCATGGGTGACATGGGTGATGTAATCAAACGTCACCTTGAAGAAAGAAAACCTTGGACACCTCCAGCAGAGCGCGAAGCAACGCCGCCTGCAGCGCCATCCGCAAACCCGCTTCAGACTTTGGCAGACAAGGCACTAAACGCGCCAATGTCAAGACGCGATGTACTAAAGCGCGCAGGCCAAGCAGCATTGCAACAAGTTGTGCCAATGCCTAGTGTTACAGACGTCATACCTCAGGTTATGTCGCCATTAACTGAAGCTGTTACAACTACTGCAGCAACTGCTGCGTCTGGCATGTCGCCTGCAATTGCATCTGTACTTCGCAACATGTTGAAAGAGCGTATGGATGATGTTATGGCGTACGGCGAAGATGAGGTGCCTATAACTGTTGAAAAGTTTTTGGGGTATGCGCCTGACTTTGACCCCGCGTTGAAAAAAGATATTACGCGTGAGCTCAAAGAATACAACGACTTAACGCAAGAAAAAGGGCAATACCTTGAGCGTTATGACGACATACGCGATAGAGAGTATGAGTTAGCTGAGTACCTTGAACCGCTTGTTGATCGCATGCCCGGTGATAAAGCTTGGCAAGAATTGACTAGTCACATGGAGTTTGATGACTACTTAAACGAGCACGGCGAACTAGGCTTAGCAAAACAATTCCGCAACGCAGGCGCAACCAAGCAAGAAGTGATTGACTTTTTGGATACGTATTATATGGGCTTTGACCCTGATGATAAAAACTTTGCGCGTGGTCTAAATAGGTTATACGCAAAACCTCTTGCACAACCAAAGCCAAAAGCAAAACCTAAGTCTAAGGGCAAATAATTATGTATGAAGTACCGTTTGGCGAAGAAGGTGGTAGCGGTGACTTAGACAAGATGCGATTGGCTTTGGCCAAACAGAATAGGCCTGCGCCTACGCCGCCGTCTGCAGCTTCGCAGATCCCCGGGTATGGCAAACCAGTCCCACCTGCGCAAACAAAGCCTGACCCCTTAGGCGCGGCGGCAGGTAACTTCACCGAGTTGGCTACAAAGTACAACCCGCTGATGATGATGAAGTCCATGCAGGAGTCTGTGCGCACTCTCAACCCAGTCCCACCAATTGCGGGCGCATGGGCTGACGTGGCGCAAAACGTACAGACCGCCGGCGCAGAGGCGATGTACGACATACTTGGCAATCCGCAAGGTATTATGAAGATGCAAAAGAACTATGTGCCTGTTACTACAGGACGGTTCTACCAAGCACCAACAACGCAGCTAGGCAAAGAGTTTGAGACAGATGTGACCAAGGCGATGGACGCGTCCAAGATGCCTGCCGTTTGGCCTATGGCCTTGAACCAGCCAATTAGACCGCCAATTACCCCTAATGACGTCCGCGTTATGGGCGCTGAGGCCACAAGAATAGGCAGGCAAGTCAAGGATATACCTACAGACTTCTACAACGCGCAATCCGGCCTGCAGAAGTTAGACCCGATCACAGGTCAGCCAACGTATGGCGCCAAGCTTCAGGGCGTGGCTGAAAGCGTAGGTGACATTGCTGCAGCACGCCGAGCCGAAGGCAAGAGTCTGATCCCCGGGATTCCAGATGTCGTAACGCCTGAGACAAGTCTGTATGCAGTACGCCCGCAAGGCTCACGCTTGGTACGACCCACAGTGCCTGAAGGCGCAAACCTTTCTCGCACTTGGGACAAAGAAGTTTTGGAAGATGTTAGCACTGGGCCAATGTCGCCTAGTGGAGCTTGGAACGTTATTGATAACACTGTGTTGGCGCAGGGCCCGCAACGTACGGCGTTTCGAAAGTTCATGGAAGATAAGTACAAAGAGATGTATCCGGACGCGCCGTCGATTACAGAAGCCAAAGACGCGTTTCAGACAATGTATAACAATAGAGATACAAGGGCTGCTAAGGTCTTAGAATTCTATGATGAGTTTCTCCAAGCGCCTGAAGGCGCAATTGTAGGCGCAAACAACTTACTTACACCAACTGAAGTCAAAGCTCGTCATGACGCGGCTTCGCAATGGCTTAACAGCAATTTGCTTAACTACATTCAAAAGAACGTAGGCACAGAAGGCGACCCCTTGGTTAAAGCAGCCAGTGAAGGTCTTACTTTTTTGCCTTCTGAAAAGTATGAAAACGCGTTGCAATCAACGGGTGGTAAGTCTAACGTCGAGGAAAACAGACGCAGAGGCAACATGCCTATTGAAGGCAGCCTTGCTGAGCCTATTGCAAAGAAAGAGTCTGAGCTTGCTGAGGCGCAAAGCAAGCTTAATGAGATTGAAGCCAAGCGTCGTAACTTGTCAGACATTGCCATGAAGCAAGGTTTGCCCGATCCGGCAATGCTGCCTGAGTACGCGGCACTGACCAACCCGGTGCGCAACGCTGTTCGTGAGCGTGACAGAGTCGAAGAGCAGCTTGACAACTTAAAGCTGGGGCGTAAATATGAGGCAGCTGTTGACTATGGCGTGACTCCGCATACTGCTGAAGACTTCCTGGGTCGTAAGTTGGAGTACAGCGAACGTCAGTTCTATCCCACGGTACTAAAGACGCCTCCACAAGAAAATGTGTACCGCACATACGGCGCGCACTTGGATGCGCTAGGCTTTAATAAGTTGGCGCAAAGCTTTTACAGCGACGTTATGTCAGGCGACATACCGCTGGACAAAGTCGGTAAGATGACCGTAGAGAACTACGTACGCAAAACTGCCAAGGCTAGAGTTGATGAAGAAAGACTTGCTAAGGAAGCGGCCAAGGCGTATAAGCGTAATGCTGAAGCAACACTGCAACAGCGCGCTGCAGCCATACCCAATGACAAGACCTTTGGCAATGCAGGTATGATTGAGCTTACCAAAGACACACCGGAGTACGACATCATTCGTACTATGAGTGAAGACACCGCGGTGTTGGATCATTGCGTAGGACAGGGTGGCTCAGCTAGAGGCAGTGAAGACAGGAACCCATGGTACGGCAATAGCCAACGTTCATATGAACCTATCCTTGACTTGGTAACAGGCCAACCTAACCCACGCGCCAGTAGTGATAGAACATCGTATGTTAACTACGTGCAAAATGGAGACAAGATTATTAGTGTGCGTGACTTGACTACGGGCTTGCCGCAAGCAACATTGCATCTTGAGCAATCTCGCATCGGCAATAGCGGCCAGCAAAAGTACAGCATTGGCTACGCATCGGGTCACCAAAATGGCGACATTGACGCCAAGTACTCAGGCGCAATTAGGGATTACCTAAACTCAATTGCTGACGAGATCGATAGCTCGGGTCATAACTTGCAAAGCCATGCCGGTGTGTTTGACATGTATGACGGCGGCTTTCTTAATGACATGCGCAAGCAACTTAACATGAGCAAGCAGGAGCTTTCAAAGTATAACTTGGAAGATATGCTGCCACGCTTCATGACCGTGTCCGATGCGCGCGCTGCGATCAAGGCTGCTAATCTTGCCAATGCAGAACCTGCCAAAGCTGAGCTGATTGAACTAAACGCTGCAATAGAAGATGCAATACAAGAGCATGCTGATCTTATGCGCGTGGCAAGACGCAGACCAATGGATGACGCAGACCGCAATCACGTTGCCGAGTTGGAAGCCAATATAAATACTATGCGTCAGCGTATTAGAGATCTTGAGCAACCTGTGGTGGCACCTGTGCCTGCAACGCAGTCTAACATGACGTACCGCACGCCTTCACTTGTTGAGGCAAATACTATCATTGGTAGTCTTGATGACGTAGGCAACTCGCAGATGATTGACTTGCGCAATGATGTCAGTGAAAGAGCAAGAGAACAGTTTATGAATACGTATGCAGAGTTGGCAAGACAGCAAGGTCTTACTACTGTGACCATAGACAACATTGCAGATTTTGGACGTGCATTAAGCGGTTTACGTGACGACATAAACGCACAGATTGCGCACAATAGAACAGCGGGCTTTGAAGGTAGGGCAGTTGCCGAGGCTTTCACAAACGTTAATGACGTACTTAATAGGCATATTGACAACTTGGCAACAGGACCGGATGAGGCTGCTGCAGTGGCTGGTGCCTTGATGGCTGACCCTGAGCTTTTTGCTAATGCGCCTGCGCCACGACAAACCGGCGCATTACCCCCTGATGAGTTTGATGCACTAACTAGGCGCGTAATGGCAGACTTTGCTGACGACCCTGTTAGAATGAGAAACTTAATTCGCAATTTGCAGCTTGGGTTTACTGATTTACAAACAATTGCAAACTTGCCTTTTGAGCAACAAGCAATAACAGCAGCTGCACTTGGCGACGCATTAGAACGCGCAACGCTTAACCCTAATGGTGTACCTGCGCCGCAACCAAACAATCAGGCTGAAGTTGCACAAACAATTCGTGACATGGCTGCGCAACGCACTGAAAACTTACGACAGATTGACCCAGACTTAGGCAATCAGATGGATACCATTGTCACTGAAACTGCTGCGTTTTATTCACCTGCAACTGCGCCTCGAAGGTTTGCGAATGCTATTCGCGGTGCAGGGATTCAGGCTGAAGCTGAAGCTTTGCGCAATGCATTAGCAGCATTGGCAAACACAGTTGACTCGATTGTTGACCTCGCTGATCAACTTCCTGCGCAACTGCCTGCAGTTCGTGAGCCTGACGAGTTTGACCCCGAGACTTTCTTTAGCAACTATGTTGAAGATCTTAGACGCACAATGCCAACAGATGATCTCATACGCTTTACGCGTGAGGTTGAAAACATTGCCCAATTTTTGAGCATGCGCGATAACACTGCAGAATTTGTAACGCGTCTACGTAGAGCCGGTGATCTTGCGCAATCTGAAATTACTGAGCTTACGTTGTATGACCTTGCAGACCAGCTTGAGACTCGTATGCAAGAGCAACAAGAAGCGCAGCATCAACGTATGCTTGAGCCTATACGCGATCGAGAGGTCTTAAGCTTACTTGCAGACCCTGAGATAGACCCTGAAAATTTACGTGCCGTAGCATTTGCAATGGATGGTATGCCTAATGAGTATTGGTCGCCTTTATCAGAGCAGTATCGACGTGATGCAGTTATGCAATTACGTGAACGTGCCAATTACGGTGAGTTCAATGCTCGAAACTTTGCTGAGCGCCTTGCAACCGACGCAGGCTTAGACCTCGTTGAATTGCGCGATACAGTGGAAGCTTTAAATAATGAGCAGTTTGATCACGAGGTTTTACGAGGCTTACCTTTTGCAGAACGTAATCGTTCGGCGCAACGTACTGCAATGGAATTGTCGCAACTTATAAACCAGATTCAAAATGGCGAAGCCATTATCCCTCAGCAAATTGCGCAAGCACCCGACTTAGCGCATATAGGCACTGATTTGCTTAGAGATCAAATCACGCAAATGGAAACTGATACTGGCGGCGTCTGGGATCGCGTGAATCAGTCTATTGATCGCGTGTTAGGCGTTGCAAGACGCCAAGGCGCGGACGCAGATGCTGTGGGTCGCGCAATTAGGCAAGGCGTGTACATGGATCCAGACTCTACGCCTATAGAGCGTGAATACATAGCGCGTGAGGTAGTTGCAGGTTTGCAAATGGACGCGCAACGTCCTGCACTTGCGCAAGCTGATCAACGTGAATTAGGTATTGGCAATCAACGACCTGTTGAAGTCACGCCTGCGGACCAAACTGACGCCAACATGATTGTTACGGCTTTGGATGAAGCGTACTATCAAGATGCTGATTCACCGCAGCAGGCACTGGCTCAAATTAACCAGAATCTTAGCTTGTTGCGTGATAGACCTACCGCTGCATTTGACGCTATTGTAGGCCCTGCAGGCGATGAATTTACGTACTCACCCGCACTTGTGCAGGCCATGATCAATGAGCTTGAGATTCTTCGCAGTCAGTACCAAGCACTTATTGCAGGTGGCAACGCCAATGGCGGTCCAGTTCGTGGTTACCAAGCCGGTGGATCAGTCAAAAAACCTGAAGTTAAAACGCCGTACCTGTTCAGTGTCCCGACTTACTCTGAGACTGTGGCCTATGAGATGTACCCCGGCCAAAAAGGGCAGAATGACCAGCGGGACGCTGCAAGACACATGTTGGCGGCAGGCACGCTTTCACGTAAGTATGGACCTAAGACTGCTGAGTTCCTAGGCAAAGCACACGAGTTTACGACTTCTCCACTCCAATCTGTCAAGTCCATGTTTACGGGTAAAATGCCTGCTGACTATGATATGGATACCCACAATAACACGATTGGGGCAAGGTTGGGGCAACGTGCTAAGTCACAGGCAGAGCTGGAAGATCTTGTACAAGAAGAAGCTGAGCGCGCATCTCGTACACAAACTCAGGATAAAGCCTTCATCAAGAAGGCAAATGGTGGTATAGTCCAACAAAATCCGACTACAGACCAAATGCGGTATGCACTTATGATGCGGAGAAAATAATTTATGGCCACACAGATGCCAATCCCACCGGACTTCGATCGCTTTATCGAGCCTATGTCAGACGAAGAAGTCGAAGCCGCTGGGCCTTCTGCTCTCACCATGTTTGATGAGATGGAAGATGAGACTTCGGAAGTAGAGGAATTGCCCGATGGCTCGGCCATCGTAAGAATGGAAGATGATTCCAAAGGGCCTGAGGGTGAGCCTGACTTCTACGAGAACTTAGCTGATGTACTTACCAGCTACGATCTCAGTAAATTAGCTCATAAGTACGTTGAGCTGATTGAGAAAGACAAAGAAGCTCGTGAAGAGCGTGATAAGCAATACGAAGAAGGTCTGCGTCGTACTGGCTTAGGCCATGATGCACCGGGCG